ATTTCGGTTAAGCAGTATTCGCATCTTACAAATAAGTTGACTAGCTCAAAGCCATTGCAGTATTGGCTTGAAAAAATAGATACTGGCATTGCTATCAACTTGTGGCCTGTCCCAGATTCAACAGAGCCATATGTTCTTACATATTATTATATGGAGCGAATAGCGGATGCTGGTTCTACTGGCGCATCAAATCCAGAAGTGCCATCAAGATACCTTCCATGCTTGGTTGCAGGGCTTGCTTATCAAATAAGCCTTAAAAAACCAGAGCTTGCCCAAAGAATCCCCTTACTAAAACAAATATATGAAGATGAATGGCGACTAGCTGCTGATGCAGATAGAGAAAAATCATCATTATATTTTGTGCCCGGAGGGTATAGACATTGAGTATATATGCTAGAGGCAAACATGCGTTTGGGTTTTGTGATGTAACAGGCTTTCGATATAAGTTGAGAGATCTGGTGCCATTAATTCGTGATGGCAGGGATACGGGTTTTAGAGTTGGGTATGACGTTTTAGATAAAGACAACCCTCAGTATGAACTTGGTCGCATGAATATGTCTGATCCACAGGCGTTAAGAAATCCACGGCCAGATAATGCAATTAATGCTAGCAGAAGGCTCGGTTCATTTGACCCTGTGGGCGGTGGAGTTACACCGCTTGGCTCTAGGACAGTAGGCTTAGATATTACCGGAGAAGTTGGAACAGTTAAGGTGGTAATAGGCTAATGGCTTGGACATATACAACTCTTACTCAGGCAATTAAAGACTATACAGAGAATACAGAAACAACCTTTGCCTCAAACATACCTGTATTTATTAAGACAACTGAAGAGCAGTTACTTCGATCTATTCAGTTACCAGACTTTAGAAAGAATGTGACGGGGACATTGACACAGAGTAATCAGTATCTAGCTACGCCTAGTGATTTTTTGTACCCATATTCGTTAGCGATTAATAACTCTGGGTATGAGTTTTTGATATTTAAAGACGTTAACTTTATTAGAGAAGCTTATCCAGATAGCTCATCAACGGGCGTACCAAAGTATTATTCAATTTTTGATGATGAAACTTTTATGGTTGCGCCAACACCAAATGGCAATTATACGGCAGAACTGCATTACTCATACCTTCCACAGTCAATAGTTGATGCTTCAAGCGGTACTAGCTGGTTGGGCGATAATGCAACTAATGCGTTGCTTTATGGCAGTCTTGTTCAGGCATATATATTTATGAAGGGTGAGCCAGATATTATTCAACAATATCAACAACAGTTTGAGATTTCTGTCGGCCAGTTGAAGAAAGAAGGTGAAGGCTTTAATCGAACTGATGCCTACCGAACTGGTCAGGCAAGTATTAGCACCAAGTAATGTCATCATCTATTGAATTAAGTGTAGGTGCGTTTGATGTAGTAACAACTTCAAACAAAGGCCATGACGTAGAGTTTTGGGCCGAAACAGCTACAAACCGGATTGTCAGCGTTGGCAATGAGTCGCACCCTGTTATTGCTCAACAAGCAGAAGCGTTTAAACAGAGTGTGTTAAACTGTGTAACGTATTACATGAAGGAAGCTCTAAAAAGCGACAGAACTACGTTGTGTGGTGAACTTGAAAAACAAGGCCAAAGCGAAATGGCTGAAATAATTAGGAGGCTATAATGGCTATTACGACAGCTATGTGTACCAGTTTTAAAAAAGAACTTATGGAGGCAGTCCATAATTTTAAAAATACAGGTGGCAGCACATTTAATCTTGCTTTGTATACAAGCTCTGCAAGCTTAGGCGCTAGCACAACTGCGTATACAACCTCTAATGAAGTTAGCGGAACAAACTATACAGCTAAAGGGGCATCGTTAACTCGCGTAGACCCAACTACATCGGGGACTACAGCATTTACAGACTTTGCAGATTTGACGTTTTCAAATGCAACACTGACTGCACGAGGGGCGCTTATATTTAATGACAGCGCTTCTGGTGATCCAGCAGTATGTGCGCTTGATTTTGGCGGAGACAAAACAAGCACAGCCGGTGATTTTACTGTGCAGTTTCCAACAGCCGACGCAAGCAACGCAATCATTCGTATTGCTTAGGAATTAGCGTGTGGCAAATATCAATGGATGGGGTAGAGGCACTTGGGGCGAAGATGCGTGGGGTACGCCCGACGTTATCGACGTTACAGGCGTTTCTGCAACCGGAGCCGTTGGTACAGTCACAGTTGATGCAGAAGCTAATGCATCGGTTACAGGAGTTGCTGGCACAGGTGCCGTTACGATTCCAACAGTCGATGCAGAAGCAAATACCACTGTTACAGGGGTCGCGGGTACAAGTGAACTTGGCAGTATATCGCTTGTTACAAATAATACCCTTCCTGTCACAGGCAATGCAGGAACGGGCGCTGTTGGAACAGCGACAGTCGATGCAGAAGCAAATACCGCTGTCACAGGCGTTTCAGGAACATCTGCGGTTGGCACCGTTACAACCGATGCAGAAGCTAATGTTGCGCTTACAGGAGTTGCAGGAACGGGTGCTGTTGGTAGCGCCACAGTTGAGGCAAAAGCTAGCACTTCAGTTACAGGGGTGTCGGCAACAGGTAGTGTGGGTTCTGTCACTACGACAGCCGATGCTAACATTGTTCCTACTGGCGTTAGCGCTACTGGAGCGATTGGCCCGTCAAATGTTTGGGGGCTTGTGGATAGGGATCAAACGCCAAGTTATTCAACAATATCAACTAGCCAGACGCCTAATTGGACGGCTGTTGATGATAGCCAAACACCTAGTTGGGAAGAGGTTGCCTAATGGTACAGAGAGTTAAAAAGGTAATTAAAGGTTTGGAAAAGGCATCTAAGTCCCACAAACAACAAGCTGAGATGTTAAAAAAGCATGTGGCTTCTATGGAAAAAAAGAAGTCAAAGAGCAGGAGAAAGTAAATGGCAACTTATGTAAATGACCTGCGGTTGAAGGAAATCGCCACTGGTGATGAAGCGGGAACTTGGGGAACAAGTACAAACACCAACCTCGAATTAATTGCAGAGGCATTTAGCTTTGGCACAGAAGCAATCACGACGAACGCTGATACTCATACTACTACTATCGCTGATGGTTCTACTGATCCCGGTAGGAGTCTTTTCCTTAAATACACTGGCACACTCGATTCTGCTTGCACCATAACTATTGGCCCGAACACTGTTAGCAAGCTCTGGCTCATACAAAATAGCACATCGGGGTCACAGAACATCATCATCAAGCAAGGCAGTGGCGCGACAGTCACAGTCCCGAATGGCCAGACGAAGGCCATTTACTCGGATGGGGCGGGAAGTGGCGGCGCGATGGTTGATGCGTTCGCTCACCTCAACGTCGTTGACCTCACCGTAGAAGACGATCTGACGATTACTGATGACCTGACGGTAAACGGAGACATAGATCTGGAAGGATCTATTGACGTAAATGGCACCGCCAACCTAGATGTTGTTGATGTGGATGGTGCTGCCAACTTTGCAGCAGACGTAACCTTCGCTGACGGAGCAGATATTATCACTGCGTCCGCTGGCACCTCTAACACCCGTATTGGTGTAAACGCAGGTAACAGCATTCAATCTGGCGGCAACTACAACGTGGTCGTGGGTGATGAAGCGGGTACGGCGCTTACTACTGGGGATAACAACGTAGCGGTTGGATACGCAGCCTTGGATAGTGCTACAGACCAACAAGATAACGTTGCAATAGGATACAACGCTCTAACAGCACTCACAGCGTCTGGAGGCACTTTATGCACTGCTGTCGGTTCACGAGCATTGCAATCAAACACTGCTGGTTATCATAACACTGCTGTTGGATACGGCGCACAAGATGCCAACACTCATGGCATTAGAAATGTATCTATGGGCAGAGATAGCCTTGGAGCAGACACAAAAGGTTCTTATAGTGTAGCAATAGGTGATGTGGCTTTAGCTTCTCAAAATTTTACTACAGCTACTGATGCTTATAATGTGGCGGTTGGAGCCTCCGCCGGTACATCAGTCACCACGGGACTTTACAACACCCTCATCGGGGGTCTAGCAGGTGATGCTTTAACTACAGGGGCTAATAACGTAGCAATCGGCTTTGAAGCTTTATCTACTGAAGATGGTCATGGAGATAACGTAGCTATTGGCTACCGTGCGTTAAAAGCTCTTAACGTTGGTGCTGACGGTTTTAATACAGCAGTAGGATATTTGGCTGGTACAAATATGACTCTTGGTTTAGAGAATGCTGTGTTTGGTAGTTTCGCGGGTGACGCTTTAACTGATGCAGATTTTAACGTGGCACTAGGTGGTTCTGCTTTAAGTGGAGATACTCTTGGCAGTAAATCAACTGCCGTTGGTTTTGGAACGTTATCTGCTCAAAACTTCACTACCGCCACCGACACTTTTAATACAGCCGTAGGCTTCCAAGCTGGTAACGATGTCACCACGGGAACTAGCAACACCCTCATCGGTGGCCTAGCCGGGGATGCGTTAACGACGGGCGCAAATAATGTTGCTTTAGGCATGGGCGCTTTAAGCACAGAAGATACAGGTGCTAGGTCAATAGCTATAGGTGTAAATGCGCTTGGGCAACAAAATAGCGATGGTAATGTTTACAACGTAGCTGTTGGACACGCTGCTGGTAATAACGTCACTACGGGCTTGTATAACGTTTTAGTTGGTGGTCTTGCAGGGGATGCGTTAACAACGGGTGGGGACAACATAGCGGTTGGTTTAAACGCTTTGGGTGCAGACACAAAAGGTAGTAACTCAATTGCTATTGGATCTAATGCTTTAAGAGATCAAAACTTCACTACAGCTACCAATGCTTACAACGTAGCAATAGGAACGAGTGCTGGTGTAAACGTCACTGTTGGGGAGCAAAACACCTTGATTGGCGGCTTGGCTGGCGATGCTCTTACTGATGCTGACTATAATACTGCAATCGGATATTTAGCTTTATCTACCGATACTTTCGGTAGTAGATCAGTTGCTATAGGTCGGTCTGCGCTACAAGCCCAAAACTTCACTACTGCCACAGATGCTTACAACGTGGCAATTGGTTTTCAAACTGGAGATAGCATCACCACGGGAGTTCGCAACACGCTCATCGGTGGTCTTACTGGCGATTCCCTTACCACTGGTAATAATAATGTTGCTGTTGGGTTTGGGGCGTTGAGCGACGATACTTTAGGCGACAGAAATGTTGCTATTGGTGTTTCAGCTTTAGAACAGCAAAACTTTACCACCACTACAGACTCTTACAATGTGGCAGTGGGGTATAACGCAGGTTTAACAGTTACCACGGGACGTAACAATACCCTCATCGGTGGTCTTGCAGGAGATGCGCTAACAAGCTCTAACGAGAATGTGGCTGTCGGATACAACGCTTTAACAGCAGCCACGACAGGAGATGCAAATACGGCGATAGGTGCGTTCTCTTTACAGACAAATATATTAAGTGATCGTAACGTAGCTCTTGGTCATTCAGCTTTGGCAACACATAACCAAGCAACTCGTGTGGATTCTTACAACACGGCAGTCGGGTTTTTCGCGGGTGAGAAAGTCTCCGTGGGAACTCAGAACACTTTCATTGGTGGTCTTGCTGGGGATGCAATTACAGATGCTGACTATAATGTTGCAGTTGGCGTAGCAGCTTTAACCCAAGATACTTTAGGTAGCAAAAGCACCGCATTAGGTTATGGAACTTTAAGCGTACAAAACTTTACTACGGCGACTGATACCTTCAACACAGCGGTCGGCTTCTTAGCTGGAGAAGATGTCACTACGGGAGTCCAGAACACGCTGATTGGCGGTTTGGCTGGCCTCCAGTTGACTACTGGTGGTAACAATGTCGTAGTGGGTTACGAAGCCCTCAAGAATGAAGATGCTCATGGTAAAAACACGGCAATAGGCACCCAAGCACTATTCACTCAAAATGCAGGAGCAGATGCTAACAACACCGCTGTAGGCTTCCAAGCAGGTGCGGCAGTCACCACGGGTATAAGCAGCACTCTTATCGGCGGCCTTGCTGGTGATGCAATAACATCAGGCGAAAGAAATACGGCTGTAGGCTATGCAGCTTTGACCTCAAACCAAACTGGTACTGGCAATGTCGCAGTCGGTGTGGGTGCGCTCAATGATACACTAGGGACACAAAATACCGCTATTGGAGATCTTGCAGGTTATCAAATAACTTCTGGAAGTAACAATCTTGCGTTGGGCAAAGATGCTTTGAGAACTGGTAGTCCGGGTGGGCCAGCAACTACGGATAGCAACGTTGTTGGTCTTGGCGATGAGAACATTGCCTCTTTGCACTGCCAAGTATCTCTCACTGTATCTTCTGACCAACGCGATAAAACAGACTTTGTTGACCTAGATCTTGGGCTAGATTTCGTAAAAGCCCTAGAGCCTGTTACTTATTATTGGGATAAACGAGCAAAATATCTCAATAAAGATAATGAAGATGGTTCGCCAAATGAGGACTACGACCTCGATTCTGTCACACGCGACGGCACACACAAAGAAGACTGGATGGACGTTGGTTTCAAAGCTCAGTCTGTACAAGCGTTAGAAGAAGCCGCTGGGTATACATCCTCTGCTAAGAAAAACTTAACCGTATCCGTCAACTCGGATGGCAAGCAGTTAGGTCTAAGATACGAAAAGTTCATACCAATCTTAGTCAAGGCAATCCAAGACCAAGACGCAATCATTCAATCACTTACTGCGCGTATCGCTGCGCTTGAATCTAACTAAGGAGGCTAACAATGGCTGAATCAGAAACAGTAGAACGCTCTGACGAGCAAAAAGCACAAGACTACTCAGCAATGCT